GCCTGCGGGGATTCAGGCGGCGGCTGGTTGTTCTGCCTGGAGTTCCGGCCAGATGCGTTGCCAGTTTTCCGGGAAAAGATCGCGGCGCGTGACAGCCAGGCTGGTCGCTCTTTCGATGTCGACGGCCCGTTCCGGAGAGACCGCTGACCTGCCGCTGATCAGTTGGGAGAGATATGAAGGCGAGATACCGAGACTGTCGGCAAGTTTCTTTGCCGCTCCGCGCTCGCTCGCGACGTAGGTCTTGAGATCCACTCGCTGCCTCGAAAGGTTAATGATTCAAACGGAGTTTAGTGTTCACTCAACGGCAAGTCAAGTGAATACTAATTTATAAGATACTAAACTTTCGTCATGGACATTCAAGACATCCGCCGCGCCAACCTGATGCGTTGGCTCGAAACGCATACCGCTCCCGCAAAAGACAAAAGCCTGTTCTCACAGATCAAGGCAGGGGGCTCATTTGGTGAGCGACTAGCGCGCCGGCTTGAGGCCGACTATGGAATGGGCACCGGTTTTTTGGATTCTGACGACGGTCTCGATTCATCGAATACAAGCCAAAAAGTGCCTCTTACCGCTGACGCTTTGAACCTGATTCAGTGGATCACCCGTCTGGACGCCATTAGCGATCCGGCCCGAAAAATGTTTCCGATGATCACGGGAATTCTGCAGATTGCGAACTCCTTACCGGTCCCTCACAATGGTTCATCCGGGATAGATGAATTCCGGTTAGCCGAGCAGCAGCTCAGCGCTGCAATACGAGAGGATCCCTCACATGCAATCAAGCGCCGAAAAAAGTGACGAAGTCATAGACCTCGACTCCTACAGATCACGCAAGAGCGTCGGCCACAAACTTAAACTGCCTCCCAGCCGCGAAGAGACCGAAGACTTGCTGAATGAAATTGCGCATCACCTGCTGATGGCCGTTCGCGTCATCACGTCCCACTGCCACTGATTCACCCTCCGCGCTTCATCGTCATTTAGCCCCGCATCGTCGGGGCTAGCCTTGTTACAAATAAAAGTTTAGTCTTTACTTGACTCGCGGTTTAGTGATTGCTAATCTTCACCTCACAGCAACACCACACACGAGGTGACCGAAATGCAAACCCACAGCTACGTAAATCTGCGCCACGGCGTTCTGCACAGCTCTGACTACCGGTGCCGCAACGGTCACCTGGTGCACTGCTACTTCACGACGATTTTCTACGACGACATCTGCTGGGGCTGAGCCATGAGCGCGATTCCGCTTGTCATCAACAAGACCATGAAGTACGGCGACTGGATGTTCGACCGCGAGCTTGATGCGCTCGACCGCTCGGCGCTGATCGCCTACGACCGCCGCGAGCGTATCGAGCGCGAAGTCAGCTTTGACGATCTGCTCGAAGAGTGCGTCGAAATGACCGGGCCGCAGAAGGAAGCGTTTATGGAGGCGCTGGCGCGCGGCAGCAATGCGGACGTGCACACGATCTATTGCCTGCTCGATCAGGTGAAAGAGCAGATCGTTAGGCGCCGCCTTGCAGGAGGTATGTGATGGAAGTCCGCCTCGAAAAGATCATCGAAGCCATGAGCGTTCTGAACGTGACGGCCGACCACCTGCTGAAGGCACCGATTGACGATCAGGTTGCAGGTTTTCTTGCCGCGCAGTGCATCAAGTCGGCCGCGGATCTGCGTGCGGCAATGCACATGTCAGAGCTTCAGAACGCACAAATTACGGGAGCACTGCAATGAGCGACTGGGACACGTTCAAGACTTCATTCGCACAGCAATGCGTCAATGCGGAGACAGCAATGAGCGAGATCAAAGACGGCGGCCACGCTTTCCCAGTTTTGCAGTACACGCAAAACGGGTATGTCGTATTGGCTTCTGGCGGAATGACGCTGCGTGACTGGTTTGCTGGAAAGGCGCTCTCAGGAATGTTGTCCTACCCCGGCGATGAACGTCGTGGCAGTTACCACAACAATTCGACGCCAGATCTGATCGCAGTTGATGCGTATGGACTTGCCGACGCCATGCTCCGCGCCCGGAGCCAATCATGAGCGGCATCGCCATCCTATTCCTGCTCTGGGGCTTCCTCGCACTGTGCTGCTGCGCGTTTGTGCGGGGTGCAGCGTGATGACGACCCTCTACCGCCGTCGCCAGTACCGCGCCCGGCGCGATCAGCCGACGCTGGCTGACCTGGTCGACGCTGACGTGATCATCGGCGCGCAGTGCTTCGTCGCCGGCTTCTTTTTCTTCGCGCTGCTGATGCTCGTGTTTTTCGGCGAGCGCTTTCTTGCGATCTTCGGAGGCTTACATGGTTAAGAACCTCGACCTGCGCCACGTGCGCACCGGCGTAAAGCTCTCGCGCGCCGAACTGGTGGACTCGGAATACCAGGCGCTGTGCGCCCGCACTGAACGGCGTCAGGAGGCTGCAAAGGCTGCTCTGGTTCGTCGCGGCGTGGAGCCGCGGGTGCGGATCAGTAGTGCATGGGTGCCGTCGTACATCGCAAAGCACTTCAACCACTGCGCTGTGCGAGGTCTCGCGTGATCCGCCGCTTATCCGACTACCTCGACGAACGTCCGGTCCTCGCCATGATCCTCGGCACGCTAATGGCGTGTCTGATTCTCTACTTCGCGACGCCTTCGCTGTTTGAGCGTGCGGAACAACCGGTGCACCGGAGTGCGACGTGATCCACAACTATCTGAACATCGACGAGTACCACGCGATGCCAGAGGTATCGAAGTCGCAGCTCGACACGCTCGACCTGTCGCCGGCGATCTTCTATGCGCGCCATCGCGATCCGAACCGGCCGGCGCCGGTGACGAAGTCGGGCCAGCTCGAAGGCAATCTCGCGCACTGCGCCGTGCTGGAGCCGGATGAATTCGAGTCGCGCTACGTCATCGGCCCGTCGGTCAACCGCAATACGAAGGTCTGGAAAGAGTTCGTCGAAGCGAATCCGAACCGCGTGGCAATCCAGCATGACCAGTACGAGGCAGCCACGCGTCAGGCGGTGTCGGTGCGCGCGCTGCCGGAGATCGGCGAAGCGCTGGCTAATGGGAAGGCTGAAGTGTCGGCCTTCTGGACTGACGAAGAAACGGGCGTCAAGTGCCGCTGCCGGCCTGACTGGGTGAACGACTGCGGCGAAGCTGGCGTGATCCTGCTCGACCTCAAGACCTACAGCAGCGCGAGCCCGCACGAGTTCCGCAAACAGGTCGCCCGCAAGCGGTACGACGTGCAGGCCGCGTTCTATAGCGATGGCTACGCAGCAGCCAGCGGCCGCCCCGTTCTCGGCTTCGTGTTCGTCGCTGTGGAAACCGAATACCCCTACGCCGCCAACGCTTTCATGCTCGACGAGGAAAGCCTTGAAGCCGGCCGCCAGAAGTACTGCAAGAACCTGCGCACGTATGCCGAGTGCGAGCGCACCAACACGTGGCCTGGGTATTCGACGGGCATCGACATTATCCGCTTGCCCTCCTGGGCTCTCATCACTGAGGAATAACCGTGGCACAACAGACAACCAACCTCGCGAACCTGAAGCAGACCTCGAAGATGGTCGCGAAAGAAGCTGGGATCGGCAACGTGAAGTCGTTCTTCGAGTCGCAGAAGTCGACGCTCGCCGCGGTGTTGCCGCGCCACGTGTCGCCCGATCGGATGCTCAAGATTGCGCTCGGCGCGCTGCGCACGACCCCGAAGCTCATGGCATGCACGGTCGAATCGCTCATGGGTGCAGTCGTCCAGTGCTCGCAACTCGGCCTTGAGCCGAACACACCGCTCGGTCACGCCTACCTGATCCCATTCGAGAAGCGCAAGAAACAGGGTAACGAATGGGTCACGGTCGCCACCGAAGTGCAGATCGTGATCGGCTACAAGGGGTTGATCGACCTCGCGCGCCGCTCGGGCCAGGTCGTCAGCATCGCCGCGCATGCAGTCTGCGCGAACGACCACTTTGAGTACTCGTATGGCCTTGATGAGCGTCTTGAGCACCGTCCGGCAATGAACAACCGCGGCAACGTGATCGCGTTCTACGCGGTGGCGAAACTGGTTGGCGGCGGTCATGCGTTCGAGATCATGAGCGCGGAGCAGGTCAACGAGATCCGCAACGCCAGCCAGAACTACAAGTCGGCGCGCGACAAGGCCGCGTCTGTATGGGGCCAGCATTACGAGGAAATGGGCCGCAAGACGGTGTTGCGCCGCCTGTTCAAGTACCTGCCGGTGAGCATCGAACTGGCGTCTGCTGCGGCGCTCGATGAGGTTGGCGCTGCCGGTCGTTCGCAGGCACTCGACACGGTGCTGGAGGGCGACTACATCACGCCGAGCGAAACGGATGACGACGACGGCCACGTCGACCAGTCCACCGGCGAGATCACGGACCAGCGCCAGCAACAGGCGGATGCGATCGTCCTCGCTTACGGCGACTTGCTCGCGCAGATGCAGAAGGCCGATGACGTCGACACGCTGTCGATGGTGCTCGACAGCGGGCGCGATCTTCCGCAGGCCGAGCTCGTGAAGTTGCAGCAGGCCTACGACGACCGTCGCGAAATCCTGCTCGGCGCCTGAGATGGAGATATGGCGCCCCATTGACGGTTATCCCGGATACGAAGTTAGCAGTCTAGGTAATGTTCGCTCTTTGGATCGAAATGTGCCTCGCGGAAATCAAACGCTAAGGCTAAAGGGGCGTCAGCTCAGATTGGTATTTATCAAGACCAACGGCTCTTACCGAATCACACTTCCGGGTAACAAGATGACTCTTGTACATCGACTTGTTGCTCAAGCGTTTTGCGATGGATACGCAGAGGGACTTCAGGTCAATCACAAGAACGGAATCCGCACCGACAATCGTTTCGAGAATCTCGAATGGGTGACTGCATCTGAAAATATGCAGCATTCATACGACTCACTCGGAAGAATCGGGGCAGCTAAAGATACAAGAGGCGCAACTGCGCCGGCTAGCAAAGCTGTAATAGCGATCGATATGGTGACCGGCGAAACAAAGCAATGGGTAAGCGCAACGGAAGCGGCCAGAGCAGGGTTTTGTAACGCTCGAATTAGCGAATGCTGCAACGGTCGGAAACCATATCACAAAGGGTATTACTGGAAGTTTTCAGATCATTAGGAGCGTTCAATGTTTTCCATAAGCAACCAGTTGGCCAAGATAAGTTCCGTGACCAACGTGTCGGAGAAGCACGGCAAGGACAGAATCCCAGCCCTTTCCATCGGCCTCTATCTCGTCGGCTCGGGTTCGATCCTCGACCAGTTCGACAGTGCGCTGCGTCCGATGCTCTATCGCAAGCCGCAACCGACGCCCGGCGGTCTGCCGCTCGAATACGACGACAACGAGCTGACTGAGCTGCGCTTCCCGTTCATGCGGAATTTGGCTTGGGACCGCAAATACGCCGGGTTCATGCTCCGCATCCGGATTGGGGCAACCGGCGCCGATGATGTGCTGCTCACGGAATGTGGCCTGAAAGACATCCGCTTCGTGGCGCAGGAAGGCGGTTCTGTCGGTGTTGCTTTCAAGGTCACAGCGCATCCTAAAGACGAGATCGACCACGGCAAGGTCGCGACGCGCCTGCAGCAGGAAATCTTCATCGACCTGACGCCGCCGGACCACATGCCGACCCTGTTCGACAGCGAGCCGCAGGACGATGAGCGTGATCCCTTCGAAGGCAGCGACCTCGCGCAGGACGAGACGCGCATCCAGTAACCCCCGAACCGCGCAGACGGCGCGGCGTGCTTAGGGCGGCTAGGTCAGCGCCCGTTTTTTACAACTGTTCGGCTATGCCGGCGAGGGAATATGAGCAACTGGATCGATCAATGCCACTTCGGTGATTGCCGCGACACCATGCGCGCGATGATCGCCGACGGCGTAAAGGTGCAGACGATCGTCACATCGCCGCCGTATTGGGGCTTGCGCGACTATGGCGTCGACGGCCAGATCGGGCACGAGCCGACGCTGCGCGAATTCATCGACACGCTTACGGGCGTATTTGAACTGTGCCGCGAGCTGCTCGCCGACGACGGTACCGCATGGGTGAATATGGGCGACGCGTACGCGAACGACAGCAAATGGGGCGGATCAACTGGCGGAAAGCACGTGGCAGCGCTTCATGGAGACAGCGGGATCGGCCGCGCCAAGCGCTATACCGGTCTGAAGGCCAAAGACTTGATGGGCCAGCCGTGGCGCCTCGCGTTCGCACTGCAAGACGCCGGCTGGTATCTCCGGCAGGACATCGTATGGCACAAGCCGAACCCGATGCCGGAATCAGTACAGGACCGTTGCACCAAGGCGCACGAGTACATCTTCCTGCTCACGAAGAGCTCGAGCTACTACTGCGATATGGCGTCGATCCGTGTGCCTGCCAGTCTCGAGACGAAGATCCAGTCTTTCGACACGATGAACTTCAAAGCGCGCGACAAGTACAAGACGGCCGGCAACGTAAACCCGCCGAAGGGCGCCGTTGCATACGCCGACGGCGACGAGCGACACAGAACGAAGGCAGGACTGCTTGCCTATGCTCAGAAGACGCGCGCAGACGGCGAGGTCGATCTTTCGACGGCGAACCGCCGAAGCGTCTGGACGATCGCAACTGAAGCATACCCGGGCGCCCACTTCGCCACCTTCCCCGAAGCACTCGTCGAACCATGCGTGCTTGCGGGCTCGCGGGCCGGCGACGTTGTGTTCGATCCGTTTTTCGGTAGCGGCACCACCGGGCAGGTCGCCGCGCGGCTCGGCCGAAAGTTCATCGGATGCGAATTGAACCCGGCATACGAAGCCCTGCAACGCGATCGGATCCGCGAGCGTGGCTTTGAGTTCGCCTGACCCACCCGCAAGGAACCCGACATGAATACCGATACAGACGCAGTGAAGCTCCTTCAGAAAATCCCCGTCACTCGCGACGAAAACGGCTACTGGAGCCATCCCGATCTCATTCACTTCTGGCAAGTGACGATGGACGGCGCCGAACATTGCACGAAAGAGCAATGGGCCGATCTTGAGCGGCGTGCTGGCATCCAGACGCAAATCGTCTACCTCGAAACGGAGCCGTTGGAACACCCGGCATACGTCTCGTACTTCGACAACGGCAACGGCGACATATCCGAATGGGACCCGTCACCGCCGCCTGGTTGGTGGCTGATCGACATCTGCGACAACGAAGACGGCCCGTTTGCGGTTTGGGCGACGCACGCTGACGAGACGGCATGAATACCACCACTACCAAGATCGCTGGAGAGGCTATGACGGACAAATTCAACGGCGATAACGCCAAACTGGTCAGCGCTATCACGGCGCTGCTTGACCTAGATGCGACCGGATCGCTTGTTCCGCATGGTGTCGGTGGGCATGCTCGCACGATGCTGGAAGCTGCCGCAGCCCGGCTATCTTCAGGCGGGTGCACGGCGACTGAGCAAATCCGCGCGCTATTCCAGCCGTGGCCCGAGGGCGAGTGCGGACCGACCGATGAGCCAGAATCGCAGTACCGCTTTGGCTACAACACGGCGATTGAAGATGCGCTTGAAGCTCTCTCCACCGCTCCCGCGCAATCGTGCGAGCAAGCGGAATTCGGTACAGCGCGTGAGCGCTTCATAAGCGGCGCGCCCGTCCAGGCGAGCGAGCACGTTCTAGAGTTGGCCCGCCAGGCACTTGCGGCACGCGATAGCGACACCCGAACGGACGATGAAAAGATCGCGGCGGCGGTTGATTTCATCTGCGATACGCGCCTTGACCAGCCGGTGAAGTGCGGTGACGCCGAGCAAGCAGACGAGGCGGTGACTGATGCTACGGAGCGAATGAAAGCGCTTTGGGGCGTTCTGATGTGCCAGGTCGTCGAAACTAGCAGCGAATCGTATCTGAGCCTGCGGTGCGTTGGCATGCCCCCGACAGATGATGAATTCGCGCTCGCAGTGAATCGCGCTATCGACGCCGCCCGCGCAAAGGACAGCAAATGAACACGACAAATCACACTTCGCCGAGCGGTGAGGAACTGAAGCCGTGCCCGTTCTGTGGCGGCACCGATCTATTCGTTGAGCGGCTTGACTACACCGCTTGCTTCGTTCAATGCGACAGCAGCGTCGGCGAACATGAAGCTTGCTGTATGCGTGGACCGGTCGGCATGCAGGACGACGACGACGAGGAAACTCCCGGCAACGCCGCAGCCATTCGCGCCTGGAATCGCCGCGCCGCACTCACCGCCGAAAAGGTGGCGGCGGAGCCGGTGGCGATTGTCCGTGACAATCCTGACGACATTGGAACGATCATCGAGGCAACGCGCCCACTCGAAGTCGGGACGCAACTCTATCTCGCCGCCCCACAACAGCCCGCGCAATCTGCCGAGCAGGACGAGCGGGCGGCGTTTCTTTCTGGGCGCGACGTTGAAGAATTGTTTCTGCGCTGGTCCGAGTGGACGACTGAACTCGGGGAGGCTATCTCGCGCAAGAACATCGACGGCTTTGTCGGTGACCTGCGCGCCCTTCTCGCCGCGCAACCTGTGAGCGGAGGGAAATCGTGAGCGACACCACTGCATATCCACTGCAATGGCCCGTGGGGCGCAAGCGCACTGCGTCGTACCGTCGTGCCCGCGCTGCGTTCTCGACGTCGTTCGCCGTAGCGCGCGATAACCTGGTTGCGGAAGTTCGCCGGCTAGGCGGCAGGAACCTCGTGATCTCGACGAACATTCCTTTGCGGCAGGACGGTCTGCCATACGCGAGCTACAGGAAGATCGAAGATGAAGGCGTCGCCGTCTACTTCACCTACAACGGCAAGCAAGTGTGCTTTGCCTGCGACCGATGGGATTGGGTCGAGCACAACATGCACGCCATCGCGAAGACGATCGACGCACTGCGCGGTATCGCACGCTGGGGCACTGGCGACATGCTGGAAGCAGCGTTCACCGGCTTTACCGCGCTGCCGGCACCCGGCGCAAAACGCCATTGGCGCGAAGTGATCGGCGTCGGCCCTGACGTGAGCGATCTTGCTGCTGTCCGCGCTGAGTACCGACGCCGCGCGGCACAGCATCACCCGGATCGCGCCGGCGGATCGCACGATGCGATGACAGAACTGAATGCCGCGCTCGCACAAGCAGAAAAGGAGTTGGAGCAATGATCCGCGCCCTCGCCAAGGAGACAAATAATGCTTGAAGACCTGATTAAGCGCTTGCGTGATAACGACGACTGGCATGACGCGGGCGACTTGGATGCCATGCGCAATGCCGCCGACCTGATCGAGCAGCAAGCCGCCCGCCTCACCGCCCTTGAGTCCGAGCGCGACGCTCTACTCGCGGCAGCAGGGAAAGAGGCGGTGGCGGTAGATGCTCAGCGCATGACGGAAATCGCCCGGAAGTGGATTAAGGAAGGTAGCGAGGCTTCGCCAGAGTTCTATTGGGGCGACTTCTATGATTGCGTCAGGGAAATCATTGCCGCCGGAGACGGGCGGGATGCGTTGGAATCTGCCCTGCGGCAAATCGCTGACCAAGAGCACATTGAGCTAATGCTCGATCCGACATGGGCGCAGCGCATCGCTATCGCCGCCCTGTCACAGAAAGCGGGAGAGCAGCAATGAGCAAACCACGCGCAGAAAACATCGCCCACGTGAGCGCCGTAATCAAACGGCGCGCAATGACCATCCCGGAGATATCCGTTGCTTCCGGAATATCCCAGCCATGTGTCAGGGACGTGCTAGACGTGCTTCAGACTGAGGGCAACGTGCACATCAAGGGATGGAAGCTGGAGGGCCGGAGTTATCGGTATGTAGCCCGGTTCATTTTTGGACCCGGCACCGATGCGCCCAAGCCGCCTAATCAGACGGCCGAGGAACGGCGAGCGAAGAACCGCGCATACAAGGCGCGGCACGCCAAAACGAAGATGGAAAAAGCAGACGCCGAACGGCGCGAGCGGATCAGGAAAGAACTGGCACGGCCGGCGTTTCGTGACCCACTGGTCGCGGCGCTGTTTGGAGAATATGAGCGGAGAGCAGCATGAGCGAAATCGAACTGTTGGAGCGGGCAATCCAACGATATGCCGAGCGTCACCCCAGGCCGCCGCACGTCAACCAGAAGCAGGCGGCCGACATGCTGGGGGTTAGCGCGCGCACGATCCACAACATGATCAAGGCTGGCACGCTGAAGCTGAACCGATGTGGACTGATCCCCATTGAGCAGATAGACGCCGTGCTGCGGCCACACTAAATGCGCGCCGCTATATCTTCGGCCGACTCTCTGTAATAAACCGAACTGAGCATGCGCAGATCGGTGTGACCGCTGATTTTCGAAAGCGTCAGCACGTCCACCTTTCGCGCGAGCCGCGTCAAAGCTTCGGCCCGGCTATCGTGAAAATGCAGGCCATCAATCTTCAGTCTCAGCTTTGCCCGCCGGAACAGCGTCTCCAGAGTCCCGGAATCGACCGTAAAGAATCGGTCCCGATCTGAAACAGGCGCCAGCAGCCGTACCGCATGGCGTGTCATTGGGATCAGCCGCGGTCGACCGGTCACATGCTGCATCTTGTGCCTGACCGTCGCGACGCGCTTTTTCAGGTCGCAGTTGTCCTTTCCTAGCTGCAGCAACTCGCCAGCACGCATGGCCGTTCTGAGAGCCAACAGAAACGCCAGGGCAACCTCCTGACTCTTCGTCACAGGTGCATGCCCCGCCCGATACCCGAGCGCCCTGCAGATAGGCCTTACCTCTTTCCATGGATCGACGCGGCGGTCTCGCGGCGCCCCTTCCTGCGGAATCTTGAAGCCGGCGAACGGGTTGTGCGTCAGCCAGTGCCATTCATCGCGCGCGGTGTAGAACACATTGCGAATCAGGTTGATGTCGCGAACGACTGAACCAGGCTTGACTTTCTTCAGCCTGGCATCGCGCCACTCGGCCAGTTGCGGCGTTTTGAATTCCGCCAACTTGAGGGAGGCCAGATGCGGGAAGTCGCGTTCGAATGCCTGCAGTCTCAACGCCTCTTTCTGTTCGCCCTGTTTGGTGCTCGACACATCTCGTATGTATCGCTTGAAAGCGTCCGACACGGTATGCAGTTCGCCGGGCGCCATGTCCTTCTGAGCGCGTATCTCGGACTCGCGTGCGGCGGCCCATGCCTTGGCTTCACGCTGAGTGCGGAACGTCGCTGAATCACGAACCTGACCTATCTTGATCTGGGCTCGATATCCGGCCTTGCATGGGGTAATGGATGCCACTGTGGGGCCTCGCGTGGGGCTGCATTGGGGCCGCCAGTGTATAAAGATCCATTTAAAGAGGCAAACAGCGGAAATACACCTACGCAAGAGGCCCTTGATTTCCTTGATTTTCTGTATAAAGTGGAATGGACCGGAAACGGTCGTGGTGCCGGGGACCGGACTCGATAACCCCCGCAGACATTGACTTTCTAGGTAATGTGGGGCCTTTTGGGGGCCAAAAATGACAAAACAACTACTTGACTGGACAGGCAAGCTCTGGCGCGGTTTTGCGGGAAGTGTATGGGAAATATTAGAAGCCGGGAAGGCGATATTCCGTCTTTTCGCCTTGCTCCCTCGCCTCATCGCCCGTAAAGCCGAGTCTTAGAGTGAAATTGATGGGCGAATCGTAAATCTTCTGAAGGAATCTATATTTTCAAATGTTGTACACTGCGCAACGCTTTTAAAGCGATTCTGAACAGACAGAGATAGAGAGAAAGAGACATGGCGTGGATGTACAAGTCAAACGAGGCAATGTTTGCGGACTTCGACCATGATGCCGAAGACGCTGCGCAGCGGATCGTTGAGCACTATGAGACAGACATCGGCTTTACCCGGCTGTACATTCACCACCTGCGCGACAGCCAGCGCGATAACAAGCTGGCATACCTCGGTTTCGAATCGGAGATGGGCGCCTTCCAGGCGGTGCTACGGATGGTGTCTGATCTGCAGAGCGATCTAGGTCTTGATCTGAACGGCGCACGCGTGCTTGATATTGGCTGTGCATCGGGGCACGCCATGCGTGCTGCATTAAAGCTCGGCGCATCAACTGCCGTCGGCATCGAATACAGTGAGCCACGAGCCTTTAACGGAAACAATATCCTTTCTGCATTCGGTCACCCGCCATCAATCCGGGCGGGGTCAGTACTCGATGAAACCGTAACCGGCGATCTACCGGCTAATTTCGATTACGTGTTCCTGTTCGATGTGCTGGAGCACGTGCCGTCCATCGAGGAAACTTTCAAGGTTGCGCGCTCGAAGCTGAAGAAGGGCGGGAAGATCATCATAAAGTCAGGCAACCCGTACTTCCCTCTGTTCATGTTGAAAGAGCCGCACTATGCGCTGCCGGGCATGATTCTGCTCGACCGGGAAAGCGCAGCCGAATACCATGCCGCGCACTTCGATGGCGCTTACGATGATGTGAATGAATGGCTGTGCAAAGTTGAGGTCGAAGCGCTGCTTAACCGTCTCGGCTTCAGGACAATCAGCCGGCGCGATGCCACGGATGCAGAACTAGGCAAATTCGACGAAGCGATCGCAAAGCTTGAGAGCATTGCCTATCCCTCGGACGAGATCAGACGGAAGGTGCGGAGTGCGACGAAACTGCTCAAGGTGATGCGCGCGACGACGCAAGACCCTGAGCAGATGTTCTGCGTGATGAACTTCGTTGCCGTCGCAGAAGCGATCTAGCGCACGCGGCGAGCGCGGATAAAGCAGTCAACCGTGACAGTTCCCGCAGCAAACGTCGCCGATGTAACAGCGTAGATCGTGGTCGTTGCCGACAAGCTCAAGCGGACGGGGATGGTGTTGGCATAGAACGTATTTGTCGTCGCGACGCTGTTGTTCGTGTTCACAAAATTGCCGATTGTGCCGAATGCCCCGTACGTCGCCGAAGTCGTGCTGATGCCTACGGCCCCGCTCGCGATAGTGGCAGTTGTTGTGTTGAAGCGGCATTGAGCGATGGCATCCCAATCGCCTGCTGTAAGAGATATGCTAGTTCCGTTGACTACGGTTGAGTTCGACAGGCTCGCACCGGTCGCGCTGTTCGATACATGCTCGCCGATGCTCCCCGAATTCGCATTGTTGTTCGTCGTGGTGCCGACGATGCCTGCCGTCTGACTCGGGGTGATCGCTCCAGTAGCCGTCAGAGCAGCCGTTGTGACAGTTCCTGTGAACGTCGGCGACGCGAGCTGCGCATAACCGGTAGCACACGTGAAGCCTGCCCCGCTTGTCCACTGCAAATTATTGCCGGCCGCGCTGCATGAAGGCATGACGAATACCGTCGGCGATGCAGCAGAGCCTGTGACGTTGGCAATGACCGAGTTAGCCGACTGAGACGCCAAGGCCGTTGCGGGGACGTTGCTCCATGCGGGCGCCGTGCCGGAGCCGGTCGAGATAATCACCTGCCCGGATGTCGAGCCAGTCGGGTTCAGCAATTGGATAGGATTGAGCGTGGCCGAAATGGCGGCCGACGAGACAAGCGCAAGAAGCGCACCAAAGAGTTTCTTCATGGTTATTTACCGTCAGGAATTACGGCGTCGTCGCCGATGGTTGATGTGAGAGCGTTATCGCAGTGGCCAGGGTTGATCCAGTTGAGGAACCGGCAAAGAACGCAGCCCCACCTGCGACCGGCGTTGCGCGCCTTCGCCGCACGCTCACTGATGGTTTCGTTCGGGGAGCCGGCTGCAAGTGTGTTGAGCGCCTGATCGAGCAGGATTAGCCAGTTCATCAGGTAGCGAAGGATCAGGTTCATTGAGATGCCCCCGGCGTGGATTGTGCGAGCAGTTCGGTTTTACGGTCGCTCCCCGCCGAACTGCCAAAGTAGTACGCGACGACCGCCGACCACGAGGCGCCGAGCGCGCCGAGCATCAGCATCAAGGCGTCGTGCGCTTCCTTCTGGATCGGATAGAACATCATCAGCGCGAGGCAACCGAAGAAGCCCAGCGTGACGAAGATCGCAAGAAACGGCGCCGTCAGGCTCTTGGTGCTGATCTGCATCGCCCGCGCGCTGGCCCGGTCCTCGACTGCGAGGGATGCCAGGGTTTCGGTGTTCTTGAACCCGGCTTGCGCCATGGCGAGCGCGTAATCCTGATCCTTCGCGCGCATCGCAGCCAACTGCTCGGGTGTCGCGCCACTGATCGCCGCGGCGAGCGACGATTGCCGGTCATCCGTCGATGCATCCGGTTTTGGTGTGATGCCAAAGACGCTTTCGAGCGCCACCACGGCGCCACCGGCGAGCGGACCACCCAATGCGGTGGCGATTGTCGGCGCGAGCGTCTTGACGACGTTCAATGCTGAATCCCATGCACTCATGCTGCACCTCGAATCAGGTTGTTGGCGATGCGGTTGGCCCAGCCATGGCCGAAGGTGGGCCACGTGGACAGATTGCCGAGGTATTGCAGCCGGTAAGCGTCGAAGCGCATGATGATCTTCATCGGATCGGCCGCGCGCACTGCTGCCACGGTGATGGAACCGATCACACCATCAGCCTTTACACCGGCTGCCTGCTGCAACCACTGCGCCGGACGCCCGCCGTTATAGGCCGCATCGAACACCTGGAAGCCAATGCGCGGATCGAACTGGTCACACTGGTACGGATCCCAATAGTTCTTCTTCGCGATCTGCTTCGCAGTATCGAGGGGAAGGTCTTGCATCGCACCCGTATAGCCCCACGCGCGTGCGACACGGGCTGTGATACCCCACATCGTTTCGCCACCCGGATCAGTCGGGTTGTTCGAATAGCCGCCCTCGTTGCCAATGAGAGCGGTGAACGCATCGTCAAAGCTGCTCATACCGCCCCCTCCGACCGTTGTTTTTGATCAAATAGAACGCCTGCAGGACGATGTATCCGATCGTCAGAAGCGCTACCCACCAGTTGATGTCATGGCCGGCGAGCCAAAGCCATACATTTGCCCCGACAGGCGGCGTCGCCTTCACGGCGCTTGCGGCCATCTCTTTCATGCTTACCCCGTTGGTGGTCATTTACGAAACCTTCACAACCACTTCAGCGCGCCCGTCTTCGCGGACGCGGCTAACGCAGCCGACTGCGATCTTGTATTGGTCAAAGGTGATTGCTGACTGGTCGACAAGCGACCCCTCAATGCCTCCGTCGGTTGATTGAACAGGAACGAGGTATTGGCCTGGCTTGGCGCCTGTGACGTTGACCGGAACCTTGCCGCAGTAGGCGATGCGATCGACCGTTGCGCGCAGTTCTTCGACCTTAGCCTCGTATGCGGCGTAGGCCTCCTTGTAGGCGGCCAAATCGATGTCGTACTGCGCGATGACAGCGGAATATAAGGCGTTCTTTGCGATCCATTCGGACATAGCTGCCCGATACTCTGAATCGGCCAATGCGCGCTGTTCCGTGCCCATATGACTGCTGACTGCCAGCGTCGGCGGAGAGCCGATATCGGCAGGCTTGATGGGCGCGACCGGTGCATCGCCGGCCGCCAGATGCCAGTCGTCCCCACCCACGAGATTCGGAGCCGTGGATTTGATGCCGAAGCGGATCGCGAGCGCAAACTTGTCAGTGAGCTTGCCGTGCTCGTCGAAGCCGACGATCTGGCCTTTCGCGATTGCGCCGCAGTCGGCGCGCTTTAATTCATACTCGGCGTAATCGGCGCCATTTGCGTTGATCGTGCCGCCGGCATTCAGGGACCGGCTCGTAGAGGTGTTCTTCCCGACATAGACAGCGCAAGCCCCAGGCGCATAACCACCCGTGTTCACTGTGCGAATGCTGAGGGATGATGCGCTGCCGCCGAGAACTTCGAGAACGTTCGTGTTTTCAACGGCCGAGAAGTTAGCGATCTGGCTCTGGTAAATGTCAGTTTGGCTGTTCACCCTCAACTGTGAGCCAAACACGCGGCCTGCTCCGTCCATGAAGCATGTTGAATCGGCGGAGCCTGGACCCATACGAAGACTGGCTAGACTATTTGATACGCCGGTACGGTTCGACCCCGACAGGTGCAGGTTATTTGACACCCTGATCCATTTCGCCGTATCGGCGAACAGAATGTCGTATTGCGCGAGGTTTGGCGGGGCCCCAACATCGAATTCGCAGTTCGCGAGCGTGACGCCGCCACTCATCACATTCGCACCAATGGCGATATGCGAATACTGGTTGTCGTGGTTGATGGAACTAGAGTTCCATCGGCAACCCTGAAACACGATACCGGTCGTGTTGGTGCCGTAGATTGCGACACCGTGTTCCGCCGCATAGTCGAATTCGCAACTGGTGAACCAGATTCCGTCGCATGGAACCGGGCCAGAGAAGAAACTCGAATCGTTGATGATGACGTTGGATCCGGTCGACCCGATCGTCGTCTCCTGTGGCGTAAAGATGTCGCAGCCGGTTACATGGCAGGCATTCGCGCCGAGAAAGACCAGGTTATTCCCGTTCACTCCGAACAACGTTTCCGAGATCGTCCAGTCGGATGTCTGGATGCGTACGCCATCGCCGGGATTCGAATAAATGTACGAGTTGAGGATCCGGCCGCCGCGGCCGGCTGCACCCGCGTAAACACCGAAGGTCGTACCGCCCATCACACCGCAGTCACGCAGCGTAAAGTAGAGGTCTTCTGATTGGTTGCTGAAGTCAGAATCCGGGAAGCCGGGCGCGACGTAGATCGTTGCGCCCTGCGTCGGGTTGCCGCCCGCGTTGCCGTCGACGTTGATGCTTGTGATGCGGTTGCTATGGACGTACAGCGGGACGAATAGGAAGCCGTTGCCAGGGTTGATGCCGGAGAGTTGCCGCAGCGTCGTCCCGAGCGTGTTTGAAAACGACGGCGACTGGAAATGCCCAGAGTGATCCGTGCCGATTCCGCGCAAGTGCACGTTCGTCTGCATGACGATCTGGCCTGACATGTAGACGCCCGCGCGGAACAGGATTTCTCCGCCGCCGTTGCACCACGCAGCGATGATCGCGCTATTGATAGCCGCGGTGTTATCGGTAGCGCCGTCCGCCTTCGCGCCGAACTGCTCTATGTTGTATCGCCCGCCAGCGACGAGCAATCGATAACGGCCGCCGTCCGACGCCTGAATTCGTGAGCCGCCGTTATCCCATTGCCAAGATCCAGCACGCGGGAAGCCAAGACCGTTCGTAATGCCGCCAGTGTCGACCCACGTCGTATAAGAAGAACTTACGCGTACCAGTTCCTGCTCAGAACCAGCGGTTCGACCGTAGATGATGTAACCGGCCGCCCCGGCCACGGCATTCCATGAAACGGTGACGGCGCTGGTAGTGCCGGTCGTACTGATTGATGAGGTTGCGGACGCAGCAGTCGTCCCTGATTCATCAATCGCGGCAACCCGGTATCCGTATGATCCGGCAGTCAGGTAACCACCAGAAATAGCGGCGGTCAAAGAGACGTTAGATGGAGTCGCGAGGGTGAAACTGGAGACTGACGTGTCGAGCCAGTATTCGCCTTCGCCACCGTCGCCAACAGTCGCATAGCCCTTGGTGTGGACTCGCGTATAGCGAGAACTCTGAAGGGCGCGCAGTGCCGCGACACTATCGACCGAACGATCCAGCGTGCTACCCCATGCGAGCTGCTTGTCTCCAACCGCACCATCGGATGGGACACCGACCGCGATAGTCGTGCCAATTTTGACGTTCACTTCCTGTACACCGACAGGGATAGGCGCTGTGAACGTCAGCATTGTGCCGCTGACAGAATACTGATCGTCCGCCTGAAAACCGGCGTCGAAAAATACCCATATGTTTTGCGTGGCCCCAGGAGCAACCGGCAGTGTGAGACTGGTTGTCACGCCTGGAACGAAATCAACACCAGATGCATATTTTGCGTCGGTGATATTGCCCGTCAGGCCCGCATTTGAATCCTCGGTGATCTGATCCCAGATCGTGACGCCAGAGGCATCCTTGACGATCTGACGATAGACCCCAGAGCCCCAGATAAGCGCCTGCCCGCGGCTGTCGAGCAGAACCGGATTCGTATTGGCGATGGTGCCGGCCGGATCCTGAAATGTCGCCTTCGGATTGAGCGTTCCAGGGTAATAGAATCCAACGGAACCGCTCGCGAGGGGAAGCCCGTTCTGATCGATGAACTGCTGTTTTGCGTTCGGTAGAAGCTGCATGTGGGCCTCAAAAGCAAAAGGCCGCTCATCGGCGGCCTATAATGAAAAAGCCCTCACAGGGAGGGCTTGGGGAACTACATGTTCGAAGTGCTAGATATCCACGGCCGGGTTATCGCCGTGTTCGGCAGAAAGCGCGGCACACGTTTCGAAATCGATGAGCAGAAGCTGAAAACGGCGCCCGTGTGGCAGCCGCGCCATCAAACGCACTGGCTGATACGGTTCGTATTCCCATTACTTCGGCCAGTCGACGCGTGGGTTGGACAGCGATTCCGCTAGCTTGTTGGCCGCGCGCCGGTTGACAAACTCGGTCGCTTTCCTCGTCAGAACAGTGCCGGCGGGTCCCGCTGCCGCAGCACCGAGCGGGCCGAACAGCGCCGACATGGCGCCCGCAGTTGCCGCCGCTGGCCCGAGAATGACCGCCTTTTGCAGCAGGTTGTGACCCTGCACCGCGGCGCCCGGATAGGCTGTCGGCTTCTGCAACACGTGCCCCGCGTCGTTAAGCGTGCGAAACCGGCTCATTTCCGCGTCATCGAATAGCAGGCCCATGCGCGAGCGCTGCGCGTTGAGTTGCTTCGTGACCTTCGCTGCATTCCATTCCGCACCCTGGCCGGCATTGCTGACCGCATCTGCAAAGACGCCCTTCATTTCCGCCAACGCCTGCTGCGCGCCCGGCTGCAATGGTTCCGGCACATTCTTCAGCGTCTCGACGATATGCCGAAGCTGCCCGACCGGCATGGAGGTCAGTTTCTGGCCGATCTTCTCGTCAGGAACGGCCTGATTGATGCCGTTCGGCCCTTCCTCGTTGAGCAGTGAGGAAATCCCTTTCGGGTTGTCGAGCACGTTCTTGCGCTCCGCATGCAGCGCGCGCGCCTGCGCATACACGTCGTCGCCCGCGGACTTGGCGACATCGGTATCGAGCGATTCCTTGATCTTGCCGATGAGCCCGGAATTCTGCGGCGACCATTGGCTGTTGATGTACTGGCGCACACCTTCGGCCTGCTTCGCCGTCATCGGGTTGAACGTGCCGTCTGCGTTGCGGATGCCCTGCTCTTTCAGGTACGCATTGATACCGCGCCCGAGCGCGCCGTTTTCCGACTTGCCGGCGAAGTTCGAGCGGGTATCCATCATGGACTTGAACGAGTCCGCATCGATCCCGGCAATGCCGCCCGCGCGCTGGTCTGCAGCCTGATAGACGCCGCTCACCGCGTTGTCGTAATAGTCGTTCAGGTCGCGCAGCGGCTGGCGGATGATCTGCCCCGCTTCTTCGGGCGACGCTGCGCGCGCGCCGGTATCCTGCGCAATCTGCTGTGAGTAGTTATCGAGCGCGGCCCGCTCCTTGTCGAATTGCGCGCGCAGCACTTCGCCCTGCGGCGTGTCGCTCTTCGCAAGCTGGTACTCATTGCCGGCTGAGAACTTGTCGCCTGAAATCGCGCTCGGGCGCGTCTCGGTCAAGCCTACTTCGCGCATCAGATCGAGATTCTTCTGTTGCTGATCCGGTGCGAGCGAGGCTTTGACGGTCGACGGCGCCGAGTCGTCGAACTTCGGCACTTCGGCGGGCGCAGCGGGCGCGGCGGCCGGCGCTGCCTTGCTCGCATCATTCGCCGCGGCGCTGGCCGGTACGATCTGCGTCGACGGTGCCTGCGGCAGGTCAGGCCGGCCGCCGCTCGCGTCATTGATCGCCGCACGGTTGATCCCGACAGCATCATTCGCCGCCGGCGCGCGCGCGATTGTGGCGGCTGGCTGAGGCGCGACGGCTGGTTGCTCCGTCTTGAGAATCGCCGACAGGTCGTTGGCGGCCGGCGCGACAGGTATCTGCCCTACCGGCGCTTGCGGAAGTCCCTGCGGAACCGGGCCAACACCGCGGTTCGCAAGCTCGACACTGCCCGGCGCCGGTGCAGGCACATCGGCGCGGCCGATCGACTTGACGAGACCATTCACGCGGCCAGCGAGTTCGGGCGCGACGATCTGCGCAGTCGCGCCGGGGATCACAGCATTGATCGTCCCCATGAGCGGCGACTGGTTCTGGACGAAGTTCTGCTGATAACCGTTCGTCAGAGCCTGAACCGGTGCGCTGTTGGCAATCGGGCTGAGCGCATTGCTAGCGACCCGTGCAATATCTGCGTTGGCCTGCTGGCCGCCAGCCGTCTGCGGGTGATAGGTCAGCGCATCCCGAACACTCTCACCGATCTGCTTCGCGCGGTCGAACGAGACGCCCGGCAGAGCCGCGGCGCCGACGCGCGCGATGGTGCTGACGGGTGCAGCGATGGCGCCCGTTGCAGCAGTCGCAAGCGGCTCCAGCGCAGCGCCCAATACATTGCCTACCGTGACGGGCGCGGAACCTTGTGCGGGGCTTGTGGACTGCGCTGCGGCCTTCGCGGGTTCAGCCGCTTTTGCCATTAGCGCGGCGAACGGATCGCCACTCGCTGCCGGCGCGGCTCCCTGACCCGGTGTAGAAGAAGGCCCTGCCTTCGCGAGCAATGCGGAAAACGGATCGCCGCCAGCGGTGGGGGCATCCGAGGCAGTCGGCGGCAGGCCTGGCAATTGTTGCGGCATGTTCTGACCTTGTGACTGTGGTTGCGCCTGATACGCGGCGGCCACCTTCTTTACATACGCCTGAGTCTCAGGAAAAGGAGGGATGCCGCCGTACTTGTCGACGTTGCCCGGGCCGGCGTTATAGGCAGCCAGCGCGAGTGCCGGGTCTTTGTACTTGTCGAGCTGCTGCGCCAGATAGCGCGCGCCGCCGAAGATGCTCTGCTGCGGGTTGGTCAGATCAGTGACGCCCATTTCCTTCGCGGTGGCCGGCATCAGTTGCATGAGACCGGTCGCGCCCTTGGGCGAAACCGCATTGGGGTTGCCCGAGCTTTCCGGCGTCATCACCGCGCGCAGCAGGCGCGGATCGACGTTGAACTGCTTGCCGGCCGCTTCGAAGAGGTCGCTGTAATCAGCCATCATTGCGGCCCTGTCACATAGCCCTTCTGGACCGCCCAGTTATATTGCGTGCGGAACTGGGCCTGCTGGTTCGGCGGCATCTTGTCGTACATCGATTTGACCTTCGCCGGATCCATCTGATCGGCGACGAACACGCGCGGATCGAGCGTCGAGCCGAACTGCGACTTCCACTTGGCATAGTCAGACGGCGGCAGCCCAGAGTTCTGCCAGGCCTGCATGCGGGCCTGTTCCATACGCTCAAGCCCGATATTGACCTTCACTACGTCCTGCGCGGCCAGATTCGAGATATGCGTATTGCCGTTGCCCGAGATCGCCGCGGACAGTTGCGCATCGGTCCCGCTGCCGAGGCCGGCCGCTTTCTGCTGCGCATACTGCGTGAGGTACTTGTTGGCCTCGTCGAAGTTCTTGACGCTATCGACGGTCGCTTGCGGCGCGATGCCGGCGGTCACGAGCAGGCTCTTGATCGCGTTGAGCTTGTCTGCGCCGTTGCCGGTGGTCGAGTTGGCGAGCGCCTGCTGTGCGCTCTGGAGCATGTTGATGCGGGTTCCAGACTGTGCATTCGATTGCTGGTCTGCCGCGAGCATGTCACCGCCGGCCGCGTTCGCCTTCTGGGTTGCGTCGACCACGCCTGCAGCAGGCCCGGTTGCGACGACACCATTGTTCGACGAGCCATATCGCCCGGTGCCAATGCCGCTTCCCTGCGCTCCTGGGGGAAGCAGACCGCCTAGCCCCTGCTCCTGAAGCACGCTTGCCTTGCTGCGCATGCCGGGCGTGCCGTCAGCATTGACGACGGGAACTTGCGCGGCGGCTTCAGTGGGCGACAGCCCGTTGTTCACCGTGTAGCCGACCGTGCCGACGCCGCCGCTCAATGCGAGCGGGTTCTGATTGACCGCCACCGTCGCCGGGCCGGTGTTGATCTGCGCGTACTGCGGCAGCATCGCGTGTAGTTGCGTCTCTCCGCTGAGCGCGGACATGTAATGTTGGGACACCCATTGGCGAAGCTGCTGCGGGTCCTGCGGCATCGACTGCATTTCCGCCTGATACACCTGAGGCGTGATCGCGCCGGCCTGCAGTTGCGTCGTGGCGAAGCCCTGCACGTCCTGCGGCGACAGGTCAGGCTTCGTCAGCAGACTGCCGAGCCCCTGCCGCAGACCGCTTTGCGCCTTGATCGACTGGTCGAGCTGGCCGGTCTGTAAGTTCTGCTGCTGCTGTTTCTGCGTGTTGATGCCCTGAATCACCTGCGGCAGGTTGTAGGCCGCATCAGGGTTCTGGCTCAGGATGCCGACGAGCTTGTTATTGTCCACCTGGCCGGTCGTCGGATCGGTGGCCTGCTGATAGGCGGCAGAAGTGGCGCGGTTCGCGGCAAGCTGCTGTTGCTGCGCCTGGCCGCTTGCGTTCAGTGCGCGGAACTGCGCGATCGACAAAGCCTCTTGCAATGGATTGGCGGGCTTCGGAGCATTGGCGTTCAATGCGATGCTAGGATCGAGTGGCATGTATGTTCCTTAGACCGTGAAGCCGTAGCCATTGCTACCAGCCGCCATTGACGCGCTAGACGGCGCCGCGGCTCCTGCATTGTTCGATAGCAGCGCATAACTCGTGGCGCCATTGGTGATGCCATTTAGGCCATTAGACAGCGCGTTAGCCGCTCCAATGGTTCCGGCTGCCTGCGCGTTGGCGCCGCTCGTGAGCGTGTTGCCTATGTTGCCGACGGCCTGTGCGCCGAGTGAGCCATTTGTCGCCGCTGCGTTCTGACCGCTGCCGACGACGCCCGCGAGTCGGTTCACGTTGTTGGCCGCGCTGCTGTAGTTGGTATTGAACGTCTGCAAAGCACGGTTGAACACGTCGTTGTAGGTCGAATCCGCGAGCCCGGTTGTATAGCTCGCAGCGCCCTTCATGGCCGCTCCAGATACACCGAGACCGCGCGCCGCGGCGCTGTTCTGGACCGATTTCAGCCCCTGATTGAGCGTGAACTGATAGCCCGGCGTCGCCTGCGCCTGCACCTCCGTTGGGGCGCTGAATTGCTGCGTCAACATCGGATTGGCGAGCGCATCCTTGAGTGGGTTGATATAGCTCGCGCCCAGATCCATATATGGCTTCAGATTTTGTTGCGTCTGTTGCCATTGATCGTTCTGCAAGTCCGCCGAATACTTTGCCGCATCCGATTGCGTGTTTGCGGCGCTTCTGGAGGCGCTGGAACTCATAGCACTCGAAGCCACACCCCCGACGACTGCCGCGCCGGCTACTGCTGCTGCGACCATGATTTAATCCCCCAGCCACTTTTCGTAGGTCGTCTCGACAGGTTCGAAGTCGAGAAACTTGAACAACGCAGACGCGTCGTGCTGAACCTTGCTGCCGACTGCCCACCGCCTGACGCCGCGGCGCCGCAATTCCTTTTCCACGAACCGGAACATCCGCACGCCGGCGAGCCCCGTCCGCTTGTCCTCGCGCACAAAGAAAATGTCAGGCGAGCACGTCAGGCAGTCGCGGTAATGCAGGCCCGGTGCGATGAAGCAGACGAAGTAGGCGACGATCTCGCCGCGCTCGCGGCCAATGACCATCAGCAGAGAGCCGTCGAGCTCACGCGCGCGATAGACCTCGACCACAGGATCGAGCGGCACGCCGTGATCCTTATGGGTCGAGATTTCGCCGTAATGCTTGCGCAGCAGCGGCAGCAGTTCGGCATAGACGCCGGAGAACGGCTCAATGGTGAACGTGATCATCGCGAAGTCCTGATATCGACGACCATCGACACGCGTTCGTCGGCGCTGTTGTTTTCCACCGAATGAACCTGGCTGTTGTCGAACCAGAAGCATTCGCCGGTGAGCATGTTGATCTGCTCATCGCCAGCCTTCAGGACTGCGCCGGGGAGCCCATGCAGCACGATATGAAAGCGCGTGTAATAGCGCGTCTGCTCGGGTGTGTCGGCGTGCGCGAAGATCCGGCCGCCCGGGCAAATCTTGTTGATCATCACCCGGCCAAGCCGCTCACCGCCGACGCGTGCCATCAGATTCATGACCAACGGACGTGCTTCGTGCAGCACCTTATAGGCCGGATAGTCGATCGCCTCGTACTGGTCGTATCCGGCAAGCAGGTTCTGCTTGTACAGGTCGATCTGTTCTTCCGTGAGCCCTTCGACCTTCTCCGGGAAGCGCAGCATGATCGTCTCGGTTTCGCCGAACGGCCCTTGCGGGTAGTGGCGAAGAAACGTGTCCTCTTTCCAGAGGTCGGGCCGGCGGCGGATCGCGAGCATCAGCGGATTGACATCAACGCCGTTTGCGAGGAAGTGGAAGTTTTTCATTTAGCTGGGAACGTATTCGACGCCGCTGATATTCAGCGTGCAGGCGAGGCCATCGGCGTAAAGCTGCGTGCCGGGCTCCAACTTGTGATTGATTACTTCGGGAACAGCGATGGTTGCGCCAGCGCTGACCGCCTTACTCGCGATCTTCGTCGGCGAGCCCGCGGCGCCCCCGGTCGGGACCTTGTAGATATTCACCGTCACGACGGCGCCAGTCGGATTGCACACGCTGGCTGCATGGATGGCGCCATAAGTGGATGTCGGCGCGGTGTAGTAGGAAGCGGCGCTGCCCGTCAGGGTCTGCCCTGCCACCATTTCGCGGTATTTCGTCGTCATGCTTTAGCCTCGCGCATAGACTTTGGACACGCCGACCGGAATAGCTGACGTGAAGGTGATCGTGTTGCCTGAAACGCTGTACTGGTCCGTCGCCTGGAATGTGCCGTCGAAGTGCACGAGCACCGCCGCGGCTGACGTGTAGCCCTTCGAGAGCGTCAGCGTCGTAGTTGTGCCCGGCGTGAAATTCGTCCCGGCGGTGAAAATGTCCTCGATTGGATCGACGGCGAAAACTGGCACTGAGACAGGTTCTGGCGCGAGATCCGCAAGAGAGGGCTGCCATGCCACCGCGGCGGGCGCATCCTGCGCGGGCGGGGACAGCGGATAAGGCGCCTGCGCGTCAATCAGCGGCGTGTAATCGATCTGCTTGACTGGTGTCGGCGTGCCTGTGCCGCCAGTGCGCTCAAACAGTGCGAGCAGGAATGCCCACCATACGGGGCTGATAGGCTCGGGCCTGCCGACAAGAAATGAAGCTCCAGGCTGCGGGATGTTGCTGTTCGTGGAGTTGCTCACGTGCGCGACCTCGACACGTCCACCCATGCGCCGTTCAGCGCGGTCTTCACCGGCGCCGACCACGACAGTTCGAACACGCGATCACGCGCGTAGCCGAGCCGCTGGAACTGGATGGAGGTCAGGTATTCCCCGACCTTGCCGAGGCTGCCTTGAACGTAATTGCCCCAGCTTCGGCCGCGGTCATCGCTCCAGCGCAACCGGATTTCTGGCTCGGCCGAGTCATCGGGCAGCCCATTACCGACTTCCATGTCCGCAATGAACTGGCGGAACATCACGCGGTTACCGTCGGCGCCTAGGATATGCGGGAACGCGCGCACGTATTCAATCGTGGCGCCGTTGTCCGTGTAGTTGTTCTGGTCGAGCATGTAGACCATGCCCGTCTGCCAGTCGCCGACGAGATTCCGGCCGCCGTTAAACGAATGGCAGTTCATCCGATGCCGGCTGAACGTGCCATCGGCTTCGAGAAAGCCGCGCTCTGCCCACTGGCCCGTCACCACGTCAAAGCACCACGTAGCATTCGCCGTCGGGAACGTCAGCACATAGAAGGCGTGGCCGCCCTGCTGATACGAAAAGCCGATCGCATCGTCCACGCGCGAGTAAGACGACAGCGCCTGCTCGATAGAATGCGTGGAAATCCGCTCTGCCATATAGTTGCGGCCGGCGAACACCACGTTCTGCCCTTGCAGATCCTGTCCCAGCCAGAACAGCGCCAGATCGATCTTTGCGACTGAATGTTTGGCGGCGCACCCGTGCTCGATGAACACGCCCGGCATGCGGCCAAACGTGAAGTCCGTCGCGCCGGTGTTGTACCAGACCTCGGTTGTCAGTTCGCCGAACAGCCAGATTTCGCGGTGCATCACAGCGAGCGTCACCAGATTGTCCGAATACGTCGATTTCGACGCGATGTCGAGTGAATCGAACTTGATGTCGTCAAACAGCGAGATGTAGAACTGCTGGGTTCCTGGCTTGTTGAAGATGAAATAACCGTCGACGAAATCGACCTTATCGGCGCCATAGAAGGCCGGGTCGCCGACACCCGTCATGATGTTTTCCTTCAGATCGACCATGAAGCCGTTTACCGAGCCGTCTACGATGAATGCATTGGTCCCGTTATCGACCATCGAGACGGGCCCGCTATTCGTCGTAAGCTGTCCGAGCACTGTATAAGTGAGCGAAGCATCGACGAAATAGACCGTGCTGCCAACTACGTCATAGCGATTGCCGTTGCTCGCGGTGTAGATGCCGCGGCTCTCACCTGGGGTCGGAGGCGCGGACACGAGCGTGAGGCCCGGCGTCGGGTAATAGGTGAACGGACACGGCGCGTCCTGCGGGTTCGCCTCGGCGTAGAGGTTCACGCAGCGCTGCGCCTCGGCGATCACGCTGCGCGTCTGGTACGCGCCGGTTGTGAGCGGGACTCGCATCAGTTGCTCGAATTGTCGCTGTAGATGTTGTAGCGCGATTTCGTCATCAGACCGCGCGGCATCGTCAGGGACGGAATCTGCGTGTTCATGCGCTTGATCACCCGCTTTGCGTTCATAGCGAGCCGCACCAGTGAAGGTGTCGGCTCCAGCTGATAGGACGGGCACAGGTAGATCGCGAGGTTGTAGCGCAGCGCCGCGAGGTAAGGCGGCGGCAGGTTGACGACAGTCGCAGCCGTGGCAAGCTGCGGCAACGTCTCCATGGTCACGATGTGCAGCTCGTAGCTGCTGTTTGGCACCGGGTACAGGAACAGGCTGCCCAGCGGATAGGCCGAGTCGTAGAAGGCGTATTCCGGGAACGACGAGAGCGTCTTGAGGCTGATGCGCGAATAGTCCTCGCGCGCGTCGATCATGGTGACGCGGTAGTCGACCGCGCTGCCCGCGCCACTGCTTTGCAGGCGCGCATAGGCCGCGTTGATCTTGATCGGCCGCGTGACATTGAAGTCGCCACCGATGCCGACGGTATAGGAAACCGACCCGTTCGCCTGATGCGCAGTGTCGACCAGGTGATAGACGCTCAACCGATCCGCATCCCATTGGCCGAGCATCATGTTCAGCGTCGCGAGCGCATCGGCCGTATCTTCGGCAGACACGGACTGGCCGATACCGAGCGCGCCGATATCCTTCAGCGCCAGCGTGATCAGTTCAGTTCCGGTCATGATTTTTCGCTTGAAAGTTCTTCAATGACCCTGCGCGCTACCTCTTTCGCATAGTCACCATAGAGTCCATCTGATAGACCGCCCATCCCCCATTCGCGCTCAACCTGATCGCAAATTTCTTGCAGGCGTTCGTCGTTCATGCCGTCACCAGCGCCGCACGGATATTGTCATTCGACCAGCGCTTGTCGATCTTCACGCCGCGCTCGTCGGCGATCTTGATCAGCGCCTCGCGCTCGTCGCTCTCTTCCGGCTCGGGCTCAGCGGGTGCCAACGCTGCCTCTTCCTCAGCGCTGTTCACGAGCTTGTCGCCGACCCACTTGGGGTAATGCTGGAACGTTTCGGAATCGACATGCACTTTGGGCGGGACATGCTTATAGTCCGACCAGCCTTCGCCGAGCGCTTCGAGTTCCTCGCGGGAATGCACAAGGCGCTCTTCCTTGCCTTTGCGCGTCCACTTCGGGAACTCCTGATATTCGTAGGGCATGAGCCACTCCAGAAGGATGCAGGGGCCGCATGTTGATCCGAACATGACGGCCCCGATCAATTAGCCGGCGATGCGGCAGGCAAGCTCTTGATAAATCGGGCGCCAGCCGTACAGCACGTCGATACGGCACGGGAACGTGTCCGTACCGATCGCGTACTGGCGAACGATCCGCATGGAGATGCCCTTGTGGTTGCGGCGGCCGGCGAAGTCCACGCCTTCCGGCATCTGCAGGTCAGCCGTCGCGAGCGTGAAGGCGTTCTTGTGGTACGCCAGGTTCACGGTGTACTGCGTGCCCGCGGCAACGTCCCACGTGACGACAGCAGCGTTCGCCGGGCCGGCCGATACCGTCTGGTACTGCTGGTTTGACGCCGCGGTATTGATCGCCGGGAAGATCGACAGCGTTGCATTGCCCGATCCGTCAGCTGTTGCCGCAGCAGTCACGGTGAACTGGCGCAGCACGCGCGTCGATTGGCGCGATTGCGGGTTGACTGCGAACACGCCTGCGATGGTGAACGTATCGCCTGCGGCGACGGTGCCGCCTGCGCCCAGGCCGGTCACGAGCAGCGTGCTACCCGTTTGACCTGCGCCCGACACCGTGCCGTTGGTGCGCGTGCCTGCGGTCGCCTGGCGGATGTTCTGGTCCATGCCGATGTCGAAGCCAAGCGCCGGAACGAAGATGCCGCTTTCGTACTGGTCGCTGATCGGGCGCGGCGCGTTGAACAGGCCGGCAGCGGCCTTGACCATCGAGCCGTTAGCAGCCGGGTCCCAAACGACTGTGCGCTGACCGTCGCGCGGCGTGGCTTCCTGGTCCAGACGCGTGCCAGCAGCGAGCAGCGTGGCGATGTCGCTCGGCGTGGTGCCTGCGGTGCCGACCTGATTCGCGACCGACGTGTACAGGCCGAGGCCGTCGAAGTCGATCTTGTTGGCGATGGTCGCCATGGCCGGCTTCAGGTAACGGTCCGCGAAGTCGTCGATGTTCAACGTCAGTTCCTGCGACGAGAACGTGAAGTCGACGTGGAACTGCGTGTCGAGCGTGACCGGCACGACGGTTTCCACCACGTTTTCGAGGTTCAGAGCGGGGCCGGTCGAACCGACGAAGCGAACCGGCTTACGCACGTTCACGGTCGAGCCGACCTTTGCGCCAGTGACGGCGAACTGGTCGCTGTATTCCTTGTTCACCCGACCCGAAAAGGCCAGGTTGTTTTCAAGGATCATCAGCGACTTGTCGAGGATCTTGCTGGTATTAAGAAGAGTGTTTGCCATTTTTCAGCCTCATTTGGAGCCGTGTTTCTTCCACCACGCGATCTGCTCTGCGGCCGAGGCGAATTCCTCTGGCTCGACAGGCGACGACCGTCCGCCGATCGGGTTGATCGGTGCGGGGGCGTTGGAAACGGGTTTGGGTTTCGCCTGACCGACCGTCGATTCGAGACGGGCCAGTTCAAGCGCCATGCGCAACGGAGGAAGGGACAGCAGGCGTTCAGCGACTTCCGGGTTCTGGCCGAGGTGATGCAAAACCTTGTGGCCGGCATCCATCGCCGTCACGGCTTCGAGAAACTCGGGCGATGCGCCGCCGAGCATCTGGAACGTGCGCAGCGACGAATCCCACTCGTTACCGAACTCGCCCTTGCCGGCGTCGAACACCTTGTTGCAGGCCTCATCAAACTTTTCCTGCTGGATGAGGCGCCTTGCTTCGGCCCGAATCTCGTCAGCGGTCATCTGCTTCGGTTGAGACTGGGTTTCTGCCGGCTGCTGGTATTGCCGCAGCCGCGCTTCGAGTTCTTCGCGCTGTCGTCTTTCCTCGTGTTTCTCCCGCGTGAGCTGGTCGATGCGGCGTTGAACCCAATCGTTCTTCGGCTTTTCCTGCTGCGCCTGCTGCTCGATCTGCTCTGCGGTTTGCCCGGCGCCCGGTTCCGTGCTGACTTCAGCGGGCTGTTGCGCCTGTTCCGTGGAGGCCGTAGGCGTGACGTTCTCTACTTCGGTTGAAGCGTTCTCTTCGGTTTGCATGGACGTGTCCAAGGATTGAGCCCGGTGATGCCGCACCGGTACGGAATGCAAAAAGGCCCGCTCCATTGCTGGAAACGGGCCTTCTGGAAAGCCGTGCTGCTGGGTCTTAGCGTTGACCGCCGATGATGTATTGCTCACTCGTCGGCACGATGGCGCCGCCGGTCGTGTTCACGAACTGGATCGCCAGTGTGTTCGCCGCGGAGACGCGCACATTGCCAATCGACAAACCGACCTGATGCGATGCCTTGTTCACATCGATCGAATCGCCTACGGCAAGGCCGGGAACGGTGAACGTCTGCTCAGCGCTCGTATTAGCCGCGACGGATGCCGGTGTGAGCGTTTGAGCGATGCGGTACAGACCAACGATCGGCGTCGTGCTGCCGAGGTCTTGGAGAATTCCTGTGTAACCGGCCATTTAGGCCCCCTGTTGAGGTTGAGCGGGCAAAGAAAAACCCGCGCTCGGCGGGTTCGGTTGGGGCTGCTGTTGCTGCTGCGATGGATCGGGCGGCGCACCGCTCGGCATCGGCTGAATCTGGCTCGGGTCACCGGTGCGCAGCGTCTCTGCCACCAGGTGTGCGGCAATCGCGGCAATGAGTTCCGGTGCCATGTCGGGTGCGATGGCCTTCAGGCGGTCCGTCTCGGCCTTGTAGGCGTCGATGTTCAGGTGCGCCTCTTCATGGCCCTGCATGCTGCGCGCGTCCTGCAGCGCCTGCGACAGATGGTTGATCATCTGCTCCATCTGCTGCATCTTCTGGTGCATGTCGGCTTCTGCCGGTGTCGGGCCTTCGCCAAGGATCTGCGGCGGGATCGTACGGTGCAGGCGCTCTGCGACCTCATCGGCCATCGGGAAATCAGCAGCCTTGAACAGCAGATCTCCCGCGACCTTCATCAGGTCCTGATCCTGCGACATGATCTGCGTGAGCGCGTGGAACGCTTCCTGACGGCGCGTCTCGTAGTTCGGGCCAACCTCTACCGTCACGTCGTAGCGGCCAATGCCGGGATTGTAGATCAGTTGCGCGGCCTGTTCTGCGCTCAGCTTCGAGTTATCGGCCGGCGCCTGCTGCGCGTTGCCCTGCGCATCGCCCACGGCGTGCGGCTGCTGCGGATTGATCTGCGCGAAGTCCTCACTGCCGTCTTCGCCGACGATGCGCACCACGCGCTCGGTGTCGTACACCTTCGGGATCAGGTCGACCATGATGCGGCCGGTGTAGCGGATCGCGCGCGCAACGTTGTCGATAAAGTGATACGTCGCCTTGTCGCCCTGCCGCTGACGCGCTGCAATGGCGACGCCAGCATCAGCGTTCGACGGCGCGCCGAACTGCTCCTGATACTGGCCTGAGGTCATCATGAGTTCCTGCTGGGCCGTTTGCATGGCTTGCAGGTACGCAGAAGCGCCTACCGGAGGCTGCTCGCGCTGCGGACGCGGAATCTCCCGACCATCGGCATCGACGCCGTTGTAGGGCAGATACGCCTTGTTGTCCTTGTTCGCGTTCGCCCACTCGTCCTCGTAGCCTTCGATAGCTTCAACAGGCGCGACGTATGGCGTCTTGGTCTGCAACGCGATGTATTCAACGTTGGCCGAGGTCATGTAGTTGTACATGCGCTGGCCGTCTTTCATGTTGCGCGTGTGCCCCTTGCGCTCGACCTTGCCGTTGATGACGATTTCTTCGCCCACCACGCGCACGATCGGCAGATAGCGGCCCGGCCATTCCTTGCGATCGATGATCTTGTCGCCGGCGATCTTGCACCACTTGAAATGCGGCTCGCTGACCTCGCGCTTCTTCACGCTTTCGTCTTCGAGCAGTGCCTTGCGCTCTTTCTCGTCTTCCACCTCGGACAGCTTCATCGGGCCTTTGGCCGGATGATTGACCAGCATGTCCTTCTTCTCGGCGCGGTAGAAGTATTCGCACACGCGCACGTGGTTCTTGTCGAGCCACGGATCGCCGGTCGCTTCCATCGGGAATGTGACGCTCGCCGGATCCTCTTCCGGATACATTGCCTCGTATTCTTCCTTCGGCACGTCCTCGAACACGAAACCGAACTTCGCGTCAGCGCCATCGGCTGACTGGATATCGGGGTCGAGGTACACGCTCAGCGGATCTTTCACGCGCCGGATGAAGATTTCCTGTTCGAACGAGCCGTCGTGCGCGTAGTCGGTGATCACGCGCCAGTAACCGAGCCCGGCTTGCACCGCAAACTCCGTCGCCGTGTCATAGGCGATTTCAGCGTGCGAGTTGTACTCGATGTGCCGCATGATGCCGTCGAGAATCTTGGCGATCTGCACATCAGCCTGGCCGTCGATCGGCAACGTCTTGATGCTCGGCTTGTTCTGCTTCGCGTCGTTGATGATCTGGAGGTTGTGCTGACGCACCTTGTTGATCGTCAGGCACGGGCGATTGTCGCCGTCGCGCGACTGGCGGATCTGGTCGGGCCACTGCCAGTTGTTATCCGGGTCGCCGTTTGCAAACTTCATGTCCTCGACGAACAGCTTGCGGAACGACGACTCGGCATCCTCGCAACGGGCGAAACGCTCCTTGGCTTCCTTGACGATCGGGTCAAGGCCCGATGATTCAGCGTCGAGTTTGCGTTTGCGTGCCATTTAGCCCATCCAGGCGCCAGCACCATGCACGGTGCGGCGGATTACAGGTTTGCTCGGCTTCGGAGCCTTCCCAGCACGTCGGGCGCCCTCGCAGGCATAGCGCAGCGCGTCGATCACGTGGTTGTCCTTGTCTTCGAGAATCGGCAGGATCGCCCCGGTTAGCGGGTCTTCCTTGTATTTGTAGAGCGTGAGTTCGTCGATCAGGTGCTTGCAGCGCGGGTGCACCACGATGTCGAACGACTTCAGGAACTCGACGCCCTCTTCCAGCGACTTCGCGCCCTTGATAGCCGGGCGGATCTTCGGGAAGCCGTTCTTCTGCATGTGGCTGATCGTCTCGGGCCGCGCAGAGTCAGCCGTGATCGGCCACTTCTCGGCATCCGGCACGCTCATGAACAGCTCGGGCAGGTTCACGATCTCGCATCCGACCATGTAAGCCTCGTAATCGACGTACAGGCGGTTGCCTTCAATGTCGCAGCGGATCAGCACGGACGGATCGACCGAGAATCCCCAGTCGGCGCCCAGGCGGTGAATCGTGCCCGCCGGCCGCTCGAATTCTTCGACGCTCCAATTGCTGAACACGCGCGCTTCGCTGTTCTGCCGGTATTTGCCCAGCCACACGTGCGCGTATTTGTCCGGATCGCGGCGCTTGTCGAACTCCATTTCCGCGCGCAACTCATCGGGCAACCATGGGTTGTCCATGTAGTTCGCCTCGATCACCGCAGCATCTGGCGGGAGTTCTTCGCCGCGCAGCAGCATGTCGATGGGATCGGTCGGAGAGTCCGGATTCCAGTCGAACCACAGTTGCGAGCCGGGCTTGCGAATCGTTGGGCGCAGCAGCGTGAGGCTCTTTTCGCTGGCCTTCTGAGCCTCGGCGAACCACGACCGATCAAAGCCCTCAAGCGACTTGATGGAGTCGGCAGTGTGGTTCTGCATGCCCTCGAAGATCGTCACACCACCATGCCGCGTGAGGATACGGCGGTCCTGAACGTCGAAGTAATAGCCGGCGTTGTAGGTCTGGATCTTCGACTCAAGCAGCTTCTTCACCGAGAACTCAAGCGACTTGAGCGTTTCCCGGATGCAGACGAAATCGAGCTTTTCGCTCACGCTTTCTTCAAGCCACAGCTCGGCGAAGAAGTTGGACTTGCCGGAACCTCGACCGCCGTGCGCCCCCTTGTATCGCGCCGGCTTCAGAAGCGGCAGGAAAGCGCGTGGCGTCTCGATTACGAGGTCGCTCATTGCGGCTTCGGTTCTGGCTCGCCCGGCTCGCGCGGGTCGATAACCTTGCGCGTCACGCTCTGGAACTGGACAGGACCGCCGTCAGGACCGGTGAGCGAGTGATCCACCTTGTCCCGCCAGTCCTCTTTCCGGCGATTCTTCAGCCAGAAGATCTGCGCGGTGACGTTGCCGCCGGTCGCGTTCTTGTAGAGCGCGCCGACGACCTTCGCGTCTGCCTTGTCCTTGCCGGTGCTCATCGCCTCGGCGAAGTCCTCGTGGGCGAGCTTCCAGTCTCCGACTGTCCGCAGGCCAACACCGAGGAAAGCAGCGACTTCCGCGTCCGTCGCCCCGAGCAGGCAATAGTTCATCGCCAGTTCGGCGTACTCGGGCTTGTACTTCGACGGACGGGCCATGGCTTAGATAACCGCCTTGATGTGCACGTAGATCGCTTCGAGTTCGTCGACGGACACACGCTCTGCATTGCGCAGCTTGGCGAGCGCGTTGGCGAACTTGGCTTCGAGCAGCATCAGGTGCGATTCGCGCGGCAGAGGAGCGGCAGGTGGCTGAGCATTTCTCACCCAATCCGGAAGTGCTGCATGCTCCTCCGCACTCATCGGCATCGGCTCAGCAGCAGGCGCATCGATTACAGGCGCATCAACCACCGGCGCCGCGTTCACCAGCACGTTTCCCGTAATGGCAGGCGTAGCAGCACCAGCGGGCGACGTGCCCGCATCGGCGTTTCCCACTTCACCCGAACCAGCTTCGCCAGATGAGTGCGACGAAGACGGCTCCCCCGCTGGCGTCACCTCGGGCGCGGGCTGCTGCGGCTCAGTGCTGCTCGGTGCTGCGTCACTCAGGCTTGCTGCTGCTTCTGCAATCGGATCGCTCATGATTTGCTCCAATGGATTGGGGGTTGCTGTCACCCGCGCCAGAGCGAGTTCCGGCGAGCCGGCGGAGACACCTGGCTTCCAAGACGTCGACAGCTGGCGAGGTTATCGCACTCACGCCTTGCGGAAGAAAAAAGCCCCGACGAGCGGGGCAAACGCGGTGGACGCGTGGAGACACGGTGAGCCAGTCCGGGAGTGAGCTGCAACGCCGACCGTTGCGTGACTGGCAGAACTTGAATTCGTGGGGTTTAAGACCTACGCTCGAAGCGAGCGTATCGACAAAACAAAAAGCCCCGGCGAACTTAATCGACCGGGGCTTAGTTTTCTCTAGGCGAGCAAAGGCGCCACGGATCGGAAATCTACTCCACGTTTCACGGGTTTACAAGCAGATTTTTCTACCAGTCCCGCTGCGACCATCTGCGGACAGAGAATCGCCTTGGCGCGCTCGTAATCCTCGTCCTGCGTCTCGGCGTGCCGCGGGTTGACCCAGACCGACGCGCCAGCGCCAAAGTTGCGCATTGCCGTGTTGATCGCGAGACGGCTGCGCATGTCGAGCTTGAGGATCATCGGCTCGATAACCTTGCCGACCGACGCGCGCAGGTTCATTTCGACTTCGGCGTCAAGGTCGTCGTAATCCATCCATTGACGGCTGATGCGGAAGTCGCGGCATGCCGGGTCAGCGCCGCCATGGCCGAGATTCGGCGTGTAGCCTGCCTGCCACTCGTACCAGTCCAACAGCAGTTCGTCGATTCGATCCATGTCAATCCCCGTTCAATCCGCCTTGGCTGGCGTCCATCGAAATGTCATCCGCGTGTGAAGCTGCACTTCGTCCCATATCGCCTCGATCTGGTTCGCGTCGAGCTTCTTCTTGCCGCCGCGCGTTCCGCTGACCGACTGCGCTTCGGGTGTCTCGCAGTTCAGGCGCAGGCGATCTGGGCGACCGCCCATAGGCTTGAATGTCGGTAGCGGCATCACAGCCCCTTCCCGCAGAGATAGGCCCACTTGGCCCAAGCCCATCCGAAATTTCGGTTGAATGGGTCCTCGTTGAATCCGCTGTAATCGCAGAAGTGCCCAAAATCCGCCTCAAACTTCGCCCACTGCTCGGGCGTCAGGCGAGCGCGGGCGATGGCGAGGGATTCGGTGGGGTTGCCGGCGCACATGGTCAGTCGCCGACGATCTGCCAGTCTTCGGCAAGCAGCGAGTCCATCCCCGGATTGAAGACGCACACGGTGTCGTCGGCACGCTTGATCGCCAGGTATGCCAGATACGGAATCATCGAGCCCTCTCCGAAGTGCGCCTTGGCTGCGCCCGTCTGGACCGGATATGAGGCCGCAGGCACGTGATAAACGAAGACACCAGACGGCCACGCTTTTCGTGTCACCCGATAGCCGTCTTTAGCTGCGCGCAGTGCTTCGCCTAAATCCATTTGATCGTTCATGCTGCTCTCCTGTGTGATTGCTGCTGTTCCCGCCAGGCTACGAAGGGCCGGCGCAAGAACTGATGAAACCGCGCCTCTGCGGCCTTGTCGGTCGCGAGCGCGCGGCGGGATGTGATCTGGCAGACGACGCGGATGAACTCCGCTGCTTCGTCGACCGTGAGCGGCTCGACCTCGGCGTGCGAGGCGGCCCATTCGCGGAACTGCGGGTCGCGCGGGAGCATGCCGGCGAGCTGGAGGATTGAGGCCATCATACGAACCCTGGGAAAAGGTCGTCACCCTTGAATTCGAGGACCAAGTTGCTGACCTCGAAGGTCTTAATCTCGCCGGGATGCATCATGTACATGCCTATGTTGGCTTTCCCCCACGCGTGCAAGGCAAAGGCCTCAAGAGGCGTCTCCGGGATGATGGAGAGAATGCCCCGCGCATTAATTTCGGCTTTCATACGAAGTGCCTCATGCCGTAACGCGCGATCAACGCAGCTTCAGCGCGGTTGTGATGCTTCACCAGTCGAATGTCATCGCATGGGTAAAGCTGCTTCGCCATCGCCAGGCACTGAGCCTTGTCTGCAGACAGCCCGTAGAACCGCTTCCACGCCTGCGGACGCACGAACACCACGTCGTATCCCTTGGCGGCCAGCACGCCCTCTATGAGCCCCTTGGTGTGCATCATCGATCCCATGGTCTGGATCGCACTGCCGCCGATTGCCTGCACATCCTCGATGACGACCAGCGCCGGCTCATCAGCTGCATGGTGAGCGCGCATCAGCGCAGCGAGCGCACGACCGTCGCACTGGCGTTTGACGAGTGCCTTAGGACCAGCATCGGCAATCGGCTTCGTCGGCAAGTCGAATACACAGCGCAAGCCGTTGTGATCGATGAAAGCGACGGCGCCAGTGAGGCCGGGGTCTATTCCGCAGATCAGCATGCTTGCTCCTTAGGGCGTGCAGAAACCTCGCGCGCGGGCGTAGTGG